ACGATTAATGCTGGTATGGCTGGTTCCAAGAGCTTCACGTTCCCAATTCGCGACAACTTTAATGCTGCTGAGGGCGCGACTGGAGCCGTGGTTGGTGCGACCCTTTGGGGACTTGAGAACGATACTCAGATTCCAGAGATCGACATCAAGGTTGACTCTGTGAGTGTCACTGCGATGACCAAGAAGCTCAAGGCTAAGTGGACGCCAGAGCTTGGCCAGGACTTGAATGCCTACCACAACATTGACGCTGAAGTCGAGTTGACGGGTATTCTTTCCGAGCAGATCGCTCTTGAGATTGACCGTGAAATCATGGAAGATCTTGTCCGTGGCGCTACCGCTGGTACTTACTACTGGTCTCGTAGCCCTGGAATGTTCCTCAACCGCACCACCGGTGCTGAAGTTGGTGCTGCTTCTGCTGCTCCTGACTTCACCGGTACTGTGTCTGAGTGGTATGAGACTCTGATCGAGACCATCAACGATGTGTCCGCTCAGATTCACCGCAAGACGCTTCGTGGTGGAGCCAACTTCATCGTCTGCGGACCTGAAGTTGCCAACATCCTTGAGTTCACCGCTGGCTTCCGCGCTTCCGTCACTGCTGATGACGACCGTGGCAGCGCCGGCGCTGTTAAGGTTGGTTCCTTGAGCCGTAAGTTCGACATCTATGTTGATCCTTACTTTATCCGCAATGTGGTCCTCGTTGGTCGTAAGGGTTCTGGATTCCTTGAGTCCGGTTACGTTTACTCTCCATACGTTCCACTTCAGGTCACGCCGACCATTTTCGGTACTGAGGACTTCGTGCCTCGCAAGGGTGTCATGACCCGGTACGCCAAGAAAATGGTTCGCCCGGACATGTACGGTCTTGTGATTTGTCGCGGACTTCTCGGTGAGGCCGGCGCTACTGCGTAGTTCCTAAACATCGATAGGTAAAGACAGCCCTCCCGATTAATTTCGGGGGGGTTTTGTTTTTCCACTGAGTGAGACTCTACTTATAGGTGAACGATAAAGTTCATCCTAAGTTATTGGGCAGACACTGAACTGCCCCCTAGTATCGCTGAAATAAACCGGTGCAGGGACATGATTATAAAAGGAGGGTTCTTAACTATGGGTACAAAAAGAGTTGGCCTCGCTAGAGTCGAGGCATTATTAGAAAATTTAAAGAGAGATATAAATTTAGTTAATGCGACTATAACTAATGCGACAATTACAACAAGTGCAATTGCGACATTTTCGGGCGGAATATTGAATTCCAATGTTGTTTCGTCGAATGCAACATCTGCCGCTGTCGATCTATCGGCCGCAGCAGCAGATCTCAAAGTGTTTATGACTGCAACTTGGGCATCGACAATTAAGATTCCATTGGCAACTGCTAATAACGTCGGTATGTGTATTGAGGTTTATCTGTCTGCGGACTGCGCGGACACTGGCGCAGCAATCATAGCCGTTGAGAATGCTGGATCTACTACGATGTTTGGTAGTGTCCACCTCGCCAGCACCGGTGCAAAAATGGACGTTATTTCAATTCACGGTACAACAAATAACACGAAGGCAATTCACTTCGATTCCAACGCTGCCGATCACGCTGGTGGCCTAGAAGGCACATACGCCAGATTCTATTACCAAGAGGCAAACAAGATTCATGCCCAGGTTTTCGGAATCACATCCGCTGGAACCCCAGCACTCGATGCTAATGCAGTTGTTGCAACTGGATGGTCTTGATATTTAGTTGATTCGAAAAACTGTTTAAATCTATGCCCTATTTATTATTAAATAGGGCATTTTTTTGTTGACAATTTCAATTGAGTGTGTTATTTTAGATTATCAAAAAGAGAGGAAAAAGTGAAAAATATATTTATCGATCCAGAATCGCTAAAGGGCAGAAAAGACGATTACAATCCCTTAGAGGGTGAGCCTTTGAAGCCTAGAACCATAGAAGAGAGGATGGAGTCAGCAGAGCAGAAAATACAGGAACTTTTTATGTTGCAAAAGCATATGTTGGATTATCTTAACGAAGTGATGAGTGCTTTTGTAGAAAAATTTGATGTTGATCACGAATTTGACACTGATTCTGAAGAATAAGTCGGACACATTCCCACATTTGGCCGAGGGTTTCTTTTTTAAAAATAGATCAACTATTTAGTAAGAGGAGACACCTACATGTCCGTACCCACTTTATCACCAAAACAACAAACAAGCGTTATCGTCCTTGCGTCAACGGGGAGCGAATCAGATGTATCGGCAGCATTGCCATATGCCATGTATACCGGTTCGGATGAGTTTCTATCCGGCGCAGCCCAACAAGTTACATATACATATCGTAAATTAGGTGGAGATGTTCTTGACATTGAACTTACTGAAAAAAATGTATATGCCGCATATGAAGAAGCAGTTTTAGAATATTCATATTTAGTTAATATCCATCAGGCTAAGAACTCCCTATCAAATGTTCTGGGCAATACAACCAGTTCTTTTGATTATAAAGGGGAAATGATGGCCGGGGAACTTTCATCCAGTTTGTCCGGAGCACATATTTCATTAAAATATCCCAAGTTTGATATAGGTTATGCACGTCGAGTATCTGAAGGGACCGCATATCACGCCTCGATCGGAGGAACAACAAAAATTTATTCCGCCTCGATCGACACCACACAAGATCAACAAGATTACGATTTACAGTCGCTGATATCAGCATCATCAGCGCTCACTGCATCGTTGCCTTATTATGGTAAAGTTGGTAATAAGAAAATTTTAATTAATAAAGTTTTCTATAAATCACCAGAATCAATATGGAGATTTTATGGATATTATGGTGGATTAAACGTTGTTGGAAATTTTCACAATTATGGTCAATACGCTGACGATTCCACATTTGAAGTGATTCCAACATGGCAAAACAAATTGCAGGCCATGGCCTATGAAGATCATTTGTATACGAGAACCTCTCACTATTCATATGAAATTCGAAACAATAAAATACGTTTGTACCCTATCCCTACTGATGATAGGCCAGGAAAACTTTGGGTTGAATTTTCCGTTGCCGAAGATGCCTGGGAAACGTCAACATCGACAGATATTGGGATCGATGGTGTCAATAACATGAATACGATGCCGTTGGCGAATATTCCATACGAGAGTATTAATTCAATTGGTAAGCAGTGGATTCGCAGATTTGCTCTAGCACTAACAAAAGAAATTTTAGGTCAGGTACGTTCAAAATTTGCTTCTGTTCCAATTCCGGGAGAATCAATTACTCTTAATGGTCCTGCTCTAATTTCTGAGGGAAGAGAAGAGCAGAGTGCATTGAGGGAAGAATTGAAGACTGTGCTTGATGAACTTACTTACAAGGCTCTTTCTGAGCAAGAATCTAATATTATGACAAACGCTAACGAGGCGCAAAAGAACATTCCAAACTTAATTTTTGTGGGGTAACTAAATGGCAGATGAATGGAAACAGCCAGAAAATCCGCCACCTCCAATGTTTTTGGGGGAGAAAGAGCGCAACTTAGTAAAGCAGGTCAATGATGAACTCATTGAGCGAGTGGTTGGTCAGCAGATTCTTTATTATTCTATAGACATTGATCGATCTAATTTTCACCCTCTTTATGGAGAGGCGATTGAGAAGACATTCTTGCCACCACTGCGTGTTTATGCGCTGGTTGAGTGGGGCGGTAGGGAAACGCAACACCATGACAATTTTGGTGTTGAATCGATGTCAACAATCACAGTTAACTTTCACAATAGGCGATTGACAGAAGACCAAGATCTGTACGTTCGTGAGGGCGATTTTGTGCTCTACGCCGGACAGTATTATGAAATTGTCGCCTTAAAATGGAATCGTTTCCTCTTTGGCCAAGATGAACATTATTTTCAAATTCAGGCTGAATGTGTGAGAGCACGGGAGGGTTTGTTCGATGCCAATTGAATCCAGTGATCCGAGGCTAAAAACAGCCAAGCCTGAAGATCTAAAAGAGGTAACATTCTTAGCGAGTACGATTGAGACAATCGATTATGCTTTGTACGATTATATTAATGAAAAGTTTGATATTCATGCTAGTACAAATAAGGGATTTAAAAAAGTCCCAATCATTTGGACAACAGCAGAGCGAGCATATCAAATTAAAAATAATAAAGATCTGCGCGATGATTACGAGTATTTTAAATATCCTCTGATGTCGGTGCATAGAACGTCAATGTCAAAGGAGCCTAATTTCAAAGGCACCGCATACGCACATTTGCCGCCTACACAACTGTACAAAAACGACCCAAAAGGTGGTGTAATTCCAGTTGCTAAAAGAATCGTCCAGCGCAAGACTCAAAACTTCAAAAATGCAGATGCTCGAAGAAAATTTGATCAGTACAATTATCCAAAATCCAGTAATAAAACTGTGATCGAGACAATGTATATACCATTGCCGACATATGTTAAATTAAATTACCAACTAACTTTAAAGTCCGAATATCAACAACAGATTAATGAAATGGTCCAGCCGTTCGTTACACGAACCGGTCAAATTAATTCTTTTTTTATGGAGAGGGACGGTCATAAATACGAAGCATTTATCGAACAAGATTTTGCACAAGATTTTAACGCCCCAACGCTTGGGGAGAATGAAAAATATTTTCAGGTAACGATTAATATAAGAGTTTTGGGATACTTAATAGGTGATGGGACGAATGATATTCGTCCAACAATTGTTGCTCGCGAAAATGCGGTTGTTGTTAAAATTCCACGAGAACGAGTAATATTTGGTGATGAACGTCCATGGGTTAAATATGATAAGGATTATATCAAAGAATAGCCCATAGGATTTTAGTAGTTGCTTCAACTATTTATTTTAGTTAAAACGCGAAATTCGCAATGTTAAGGAGTTGTTTTTTCCAATGTCTTCAGTTTCTAAATTTAAGTTTGTCTCTCCTGGCATCTTTGTCAACGAGATCGACAATTCTCAAGTTCCGGCAGCCCCGGATGCAATGGGTCCGGTAATTATCGGTCGTACTGAAAGAGGTCCGGCGCTTGTGCCGACCAAAGTTTCTTCTTTT